GCAAGACCCCCAGTGAACGGCCGCTTTACGTAGGGACGCAGGTGGTAGCGTGCAAGCAGCGCGTGGTGGTTCCTTTTGGGGAACCCCCGCCTGCCCAGCGCGTACTACCGTAGTGGGCCCCAACGTATAAGCGTGCCTAGTGAATGACCTATCATACCATACAACCCAACTAGCCTATAAGGTGAATACTATGTCTCTAATGGATATCTTCCGTTCTGCTCCAGCCCAGGCTCCAGCAGCCCAACAGTCTGCCCCTGCTAGCTCTCCTAGTGGTACTCCAACGGGCGGTGGTACTCCAGCTAACGGTTCTCCAGCTCCGTCCAATGGCGTACCCTCTAGTGCCAGTGCAGCCCCTGCATCACCACTTGACGCATTCTCTAAAATGTTTGATAATAATACTGATAACCAAGACACCGCCCCCATCTTTGCACTAGACCAAGACATGGTACAGAAGGCTGCAACGGGACTGGACTTCCTTAGTAAGGTAGACCAAACCATTATGCAGCGCATTCAGGATGGGGACTCCGGTGCCTTGCTAGAGGCTATGAATTCTATGGCCCAGCAAGCCTACGCTACAGGTCTACAGCATACAGCTACTCTAACCGACAAGTTCGTGCAGAGCCGCTCCGCTTACGATGCTAAGACACTGCCTGACCAGGTGCGCGGCGTTCTAACCCACCAAGAACTATCCGCTACCAATGTATCAAACCATCCCGTAATACAGGCTCAGCTGGCTACAACGGCTAAGCAGATTGCTGCACAGTACCCTGACGCTAGCCCACAGTGGATCGCCACTCAAGCTAAGCAGTACGTTATCGAACTGGCTAATGCACTCAATCCGCAGACTCCGACTCCACCCGCTGGTGGCGAAGGCACTGACTGGGATGACTACTTCAAGTCCTAACCCTTTTAATCTAGGAGCATACCCATGCTACAGACCGGCATCTTTAACGCCCAAACGGGCAATATCGCTGAGCTTAACAAGCGCAGCTTCTCCGACACTATCCTGCGGCTGTTCCCTAATGGGTCAGCTCCGCTATTTGCTCTTACTGGCCAGACTGGTAAGGCTACAGCAGACAGCGTAACCCACGGGTACTTCTCCAAGACTATGGAGTTTTCTACCCTGACTATCAACAACGGCGCTGGCGAGCTTGCAGCGGACACTACCCTGACCGTAGACAGCACTGCTGGTATCGTAAAGGGCATGATGTTCCACAGCACTCGTACCCGCGAGAACATCCTGGTTACTACCGTTACCAATGCCACTACCGTTGAGGTTGTACGTGGTAAGGGCCGTGTAGCGGCTGCTGACCTGAATGATGATGAAGTGCTTATCCATATCGGTAACGCACACGAGCAAGGCTCTGGCCGTCCTACTGCCCGTCGCCTGTCTACCATTCACGTGCCTAACTACACGCAGATCTTCCGTAACGCGTGGGCACTGACTGATACCGCTCGTGCGTCTATGGCCGAGAAAGGCTACAGCAACATCGCAGAAAGCCGTAGCGAGTGCGCTATGTTCCACGCTGTGGACATGGAGTCGGCTATGATCTGGGGTCAAGCCTCTATGGATACCTCAGGCGGTACGCCTATGCACACTACCCAGGGTATTATCGACGCCCTGTCGCAGTATGCGCCTACTCACGTACAGACTGCCGGTGCGACTACCAACTTCTCCCAGTTGGAAGACCTGCTTACTCCGTCGTTCCAGTACTCTACCGACCTTGGTAACAACAAGGAGCGCGTATTGTTCACTGGTGCACAGGGTAACAAGGTGCTGAACGATATCGGCCGTAAGCACGCTAACGCTGAGATGACTCTACAGCAGAACCAGATGGGTATGCTCTTCACGTCTATCAAGACGTACAAAGGCGTTATCCATATCATTGAGCACCCTCTGTTCAATGGCGTCGGCTCTGACGTAGGCTCCTCTGCCTTGGTACTTGACCTTGCAGCTATCAAGCTGGCCTACATGCGCGGTCGTGATACTAAGAAGGAAGAGTACGGCGTAGGCGGCTCTGAAGGCGGTGTGAACGGTATCGACGCGGTAGGTGGTTCTTTAACCTCTGAGTTCGTGGTAGAGTACATTAACCCTGCCTCTGGTGTGCTAATCAACGGCCTGACCGCTGGCGTAGCATAACCCTTTTGGCTGCCCCTTCTCTTAGTACGCTGTAGGCTAGTACGGAGTACATAACCGGGGAGGGGGCAGCCCCCTATTCTAGCAACTGATAGGTAATCAACATGAGCGATGCAAAACCAGGAATTCAAGCTGGTATGGGTAACACCGTATCAGAAGCTCCTAAGATGAACCTTGCTGCTACGTTAGCAGAGAAGGTCGCTGAGGGTAACAAGCCTGCTAAGGCAGATGGTTACTACTCTATCCACTCCGGCAAGTGCTGCGGTAAGGTGTGGCCTATGAACGATCCGTTCGTACCCACTACCCAAGAAGAGCTGGACGTATGCGAGAGCCTAGTAGCTCGCGGCTACGGTACACTGGTTGGCAAGAAGCCTACCATCAAGTAACAACCTACAAGGGGATACAGCATGAATTTCGGTGAAGCTATCGGTCAGGTTATGAGCGAGTTAAAACGGCCTGACAAGGCTACTACCGTGAAGCTGGCTCTCAATATGGCACTAAGCCAGCTTAGCATGGCTAACGCGTTCCCACGGGATATAGTGGAGACTACGTACGCAGTGCCTGTCAACGAGCAGTCAGACTACATGCTGTCTATTCCCCTTACCACATTCCCTGGGTTCCGCCGCTTCAAGTACTTGCGTGGCAGTAACGACAACAAGTACCTTGAGAAGCGTAGCCCCGATAAGGTGTTTACCCGAGAAGGCCACGAGCAGTTTGGCAGCTACTACGTAGCGGGGGCTAACATCCAGATCAAGCTCCGTATCCCCGCAACTACCCTGCTTGTGGGATACTATGGTAAGCCTGCTTATCTATCTGCTAATGCAGACACCAACTGGATGCTAGATGACTTCCCTACGGTAGTCCTTGCTCTAGCTATTTCCTTGGCTTTTCAATCCATCGGGCAGGAGAAGGATGCGACGGCTTGGCTGCGTATCTCCACTGTGAATGCCCGTGCACTAGGGTTGGATCTTGTAGAGGCAGCGTAACATGGCGCACTCATTCCCCCTAGTAAACATACCCTTTGAAGTAGCTGACCCTATAGTAATCAACCCTACGCCGGTAACGGTGAACCCTACTCCGGTAACGGTAGCGGGCGGGACAGATCCTACAGCCCTTACCCTCCTGTCTCATAAGCGGCAGGTGGACTATCAGGTAGATGACCTTATATACTACGGGTTCGGGCCTACTGAAGCCCTAGATGAGGACGCGGTATGGCTTATCTACCGTATCAACCTAGTAGGTGGCTATATCTGGCAGCAGGCCAAAGGAGCATGGGCGCTTAGGGCATCACTGGAGTATACCTAATGGCTTTCTATTTTGATGCAAACGGGCCAGACTATGACGCTATAGCACAGGCTATCCTCAATACAGACCTAAGTACCTTCACCGGCCCTGAGAATAGTCTTGGGGCCTTTTTGCGTAACCAGGTTCTCACAGTTCCTAAGTTCCTTGGGCTACAGCACATGCCTGCGCTAGCTGACCTTCCGCTAAGCCCAGTCATTGAGGTCATTCACCCCTTCCGTATCATAGACGACGCCAATAACCCTGTCGTAGACGACGCTGCTAACCTAGTAGTCTGGGCGCTGTATGGGCCTGTCGTAGATGATCTAGAGAATCCCGTAGTGGATGATCTGGGTCGGGCTGTTATAGTCAATACCGGGGGCCTGCTAGGTAACCCTGTGTATGACACGGCAGGTAATCGGGTAGTAGACGACGCTGGTAACTTAGTCTGGGGCTATAACGGGTACTATGCGCTGGATAACTTAGGTAACATAGTAGTTAACGATAACGGCGTCCCTGTGACCCTATAAGGACTTCCCATGGCTTATCACAGTACAGCACAGCTAGAGGAAGTCCATGCTCCCATATCCTATGAGTACGATACTGCCGCTAGCCGGTTAGCAGCTACGGGCTTTATAGCCACTGACTGCAATAAGCTAGCTAGGCAGCTGGATGATAACAGCGTATGGCTTCTTAGTCAGCCTTCTCCTCCTATCTGGATCAACCTTGGGGGCGGTAGCCCTGGGGTAACAACTCAGCAGCCCACTACCGCAGGCATCTTGTCTGACGGGCTGCCTCATTCCATTGACCTAGTGAGCTACATACTGTTCCGTGCAGTTCGCTGGTCAGTAGTAATAAGCACCAACGACGGCCTCCAGCACTACTATGCAGATGTATCTGCTTTGTACGACGGAGTAACAGTACACTACAATGTGCACTCTAGACTGGGGGCTGACCTAGCCATCACACTCTCAGCTGTGCCCATTAGTGGTAATATAGCCTTGCAGGTTGCCTCTACTGAAGTGCAGACTGTAAAAGCTAGCGTAGTAAGAACACCCATTCTCATAACGTAGAGGTATACCAAGATGGCTCAATCCTTCTTTAGAGTAGGCAAAGGCGTCCAGCTAGACAACGTAGCGTGGATCTCAGGAGCTGGCGTACCAGGCGGCGGTGACGCTGACCTAGTAGCCGTAGGCTCCATTTACACCAACGAAACCAACGGTAGCTTGTATCAGAAGGTTACTGCTGGTACTGGTACTGACAAGTGGGAGCGTAAGCTAACCCAGACCGACCTTGATAGTGTATCCTCCGGTACTAGCTGGCGTGAGCCTGCGGATCTCCATGACGAGACTACCACCACGCTGGCTGCCGTTATCACAGACGCTAACACAGACGATCTGCTAGATGGCGTGACTGTCGTAGCAGGCTTGCGTGTCTTGCTAACCGGCCTTACCGGTGATAACAAGAACGTATATATCGTCGGTGGCTCTACCGGTGCTTGGACTCTGACTGAGGACACTAACCTAGCTACAGTGGGTGACACCCTGTATGTAGGCGGTGGTACTCATGCAGGCCACAGACACACTTATAACGGCACCGATTGGGTACAGACTGACCAGGCCTCTAATGACGAGCTTAGCTTTATCCGCTCCTTTATTGGTAAGACCTCTGGTGGCGCTGAGACGCCTACCTACACTGGCACCAACTACATCACCAACGGGGACACGCTGGAAGCTGCGGCTGGTAAGTTAGACACCCAGTTGAAGACTACCACTGATGCTACAGGCACTAACGCTACTAACATCAGCAACCTACAGTCCGCGGTATCTACTAACACTGGTAACATCTCCACTATCCAGGGTGAGCAGACTACCCAGAACACCAACATCAGCAACAACGCCTCGGCAATCACTACCATCCAAGGTGAGCAAACCACGCAGAATACCGCGATTGGTAACGCTCAATCAGACGCTACGACTGCCCTGAACCGAGTAGGCAATACCGCTGACTATACCAGCAACAAT